CTTTAGATTTGTGCCTTGTATGACAGCAGGTTTAGCTTTTTATCTTTCACAAAAATATCAACCACAATTAGCACAACAAATGAAACTGTATTATGAAGATGAATTAGCAAGAGCGCTTGCAGAAGATGGTTCTGCTTCTAGCACATATATTACACCAAAAGCTTATTACCCAGGAGCATAATGCCAAAATACGCAACAGGAAAATATGCAAAAGCAATATCAGATAGATCTGGTATGGAGTTTCCATATAGAGAAATGGTCAGAGAATGGAATGGGTCTTTTGTTCATGTATCTGAATTTGAACCTAAACAACCACAATTAGAACCAAAACCATTATCTTCTGATGGCATATCTTTAAGACATGTAAGACCTGGAAGAAGTGAACCTTCTGTTTTATTAAATTTAAGAAACAATCCTTTTGAAACTTTTAAAGCAGGTTCTGCAATAATAAATGTTTTTGCACCTGGTCATGGCTTAACAAATGGAGAAACACATAGATTTAGAGGATCAGTAAAAGTTTCACCAGGAACTGGATCGCCATATAATCCTAATACAGGAGCATCTGGAACTCCTGTTTCTGGTTTTTCTAGTATACTTAATTTTGATGGAATATCAGGATCAAATATAGAAAGATCTGCAGGATATACAATAACAACTGGTTTATATAAAACAATAAGTGGAATAGATCAAAGAGTTACAACAGATTATTCATTAAGTAATTTTTTTCATTTTACTGTTGTTACAAATACTGCTACAGTAGGGCAAACAAGAGGAGGAGGAAATGGCTGTTCCATTGGTCCAGTCAGTTTAGAATCATGATAAAAAAAATTATTAATAAAATTAAAAGTTGGTTTCTTCCTAAAAAAGAAGAACCAATTATATTAACTGAAAAAAAACCAGAACATTGTTTAGGCCATTTAAGATTTAGAAAATCTTGTCCTCGATGTCAGGAGATTGTAGCATAATGGCAGGATTAAGTGCATCAGGATTAAAAACACAAATTAGAAGTTACACTGAAACAGATTCTAATGTTTTAACAGATGCTGTTTTAGAAAATATAATTTTAAATGCACAGTATAGAATTTTTAGAGAGGTTCCTATTGATGCGGACAGAAAACAACAATTAGGTAATTTAGTTGCTGGACAAGAATCAATTAACGCTCCAGCAGGATGTGTATTTGTTAGAGGTATACAAGTTTATGATACAGCAGGATCAGCTATTACAGGAGCTAATAGATTTTTAGAAAAAAAAGATATGTCTTATCTTCAAGAATATCAAGATATAACAGGCACGTCAGCTGCACAAGGTCAACCCAAATACTATGCTATGTTTGGTGGTGCTACAGGAGAATCAGACACTACATCTGGTAGAATATTTTTAGAATACATTTTAACAAAGCGCCTGATCTTTTAGAGAATAATGATACTAATTATATTAGTCTTAATTTTCCAAACGGACTATTATATTGCTGTTTATCAGAAACATATGGGTTCTTAAAAGGTCCTATGGATATGTTGACATTATACGAAAATAAATATAAACAAGAGGTACAAAAGTTTGCTAGTGAGCAAATTGGAAGAAGACGAAGAGACGATTATACTGATGGTGCTGTTCGTATACCAATTAACTCAGCAAACCCGTAGGAGAATAATTATGGCAATAACATCAGCAATATGTTCAAGTTTTAAACAAGAACTTTTACAAGGTAAACACAGTTTTGAATCTTCAGGTGGACACACTTTTAAGATTGCTCTTTTTACAAGTTCAGCTTCTTTGGGTGCAGCAACTACTGACTATTCAACATCAAACGAAATATCAAATACATCTGGATCTGCATACACTGCAGGTGGGGCTACACTTACAAACAATGGTGTTTCTCTTTCATCAACAACAGCTTTCGTTGACTTTGCAGACGTAACTTATTCTTCTGCATCTTTTACTGCAAACGGAGCAATGATTTATAACACTACAACAAATGGTGGATCATCAACTACAGACGCTGTTGCTATCATTGCATTTGGTGGAGATAAAACAGCAAGTAACGGAACTTTTAAAATAGAATTTCCAGCAGCAGACTCAAGTAACGCAATCATCAGATTAGCATAGGAGGTCAGCCATGTCGGTGACTTCAGGATGGGGCCGATTAACCTGGAACCAGGCTAATTGGGATAGAGCTATAACTTTAAAAACAGGTTGGGGTGCAAAGTCTTGGGGTGAAGACGAGTGGGATGAATTAAAAGATGCTGTTGCTCAACCATCTGGTTTATCAATTTCAGCTAGTGTAGGATCTGTAACTGTTGATGATGTTCATCAAGGTTTAACTGGGCAGTCTTTTTCTGCATCTGTTGGTTCAATAAGTTTACCAGACATAGGAGTTGGATTTGATGGAGTGTCTGCAACTTTTTCTGTTGGTTCTATTTTACCAACAGAGATGTTAGTTGGATTAACAGGTCAATCTATAACTTCAGCTATTGGTGCTCCTGGTGTCAATGATTTAACAGTTGGTCTAACAGGTGTATCTTTTACAGCTTCTCAAGGAACTGCATTTGCTCCAAATGATACTGTTCAACCTTCAGGGTTTTCTATAACATCATCACAAGGAACAGCTGGAGCAATATCAGAACAAGAAGTTACATTATCAGGACAGTTAGTAACATCTAGTTTGGGATCTGTAACTATACCAAACGCAACTGCTATAATAAGTGGTTTGTCAATGGAAGCACAAGAAGGTTCTCTTATTGGATTAGGAGGTGCAGTAGCACAACCAACAGGATTATCAGCTACAGGTAGTGTTGGAACTTTAGATCCTAATGATTTAACATTAGGATTAACTGGCGTATCATTTAGTGCTAGTGTTGGATCAGTTACAGTCGTTGATATGCAAGTTGGATTAACAGGAGTGTCTGCTTCATTTAATATAGGAACAGTAGATATCTTTGCTTATGGTGATGTTGACACTGGTTCAAATACAT